GAAAAAAGCCTAGGTCGTCTCAGCCCAAAGCAACTCGCTGACAAGACAGCCTGGGTAGCAAGGCAAGAGGCGGCAAAGAGGGCGCTCAAAGAGGGAGCAAAGAAGGTGAAGTCGTCCCTTAAGGGCAAGCCGAAAGCCAAGCCGAAAGGAGCGGGCAAAATCCCTGACCCCTTCAGCAGTATCAAAATCCCGGCAGACGTTAGAAATGTAAACACGGTGCAGGACGCTGCGAAGCGACTTGCTAAAGCGATGGAGACCCAAATAAAGGCTTGGGGCTCAGTGGATGAGGGTAGTAAAATTA